AAACGGCAGTGCCGGTAACAGCCTGGGTGCCGTTGGTGTGGGTGTCAACGTTCTGATCCATGCCAACATTCAGGCCGAAGGACGGGACCATCATGCCGTTGTTGTTCTGCGAGCTGATCTTGCTGTTCGGGTTGAACAGTCCAGCCAGGCCGGCAACCATGTAGCCGTTGGTGCGCGGCGCGGTGATGAAGGTACGGTCACCGTTGACACGCGGAGCAGCCATTTCGTCCAGACGGGCGTTCAGGTCGGTCATGGCCTGGATGGCCAGCGCCTGAGTGTTCGGCGCGGCGCCGGTTGGGTTCAGCGCGTTAGGGCTGGAGTAGTGCGCCATTGCCAGACCCTGGCGGTCAATCTCATTGGCCACGGTTGCGACAGCGGCTGCGATCTTCTTCTCCAGTTGCGTCACGCTCAGCGTGCGCTCGGCAGCGGTGAATTGCAGATCGCAGCCACCTTGTTGCAGCACCAGAGGAATGGTCGGCTCGACAGTCGCCTGTGGATTGGCGACACGGCCGGCGCGGTACTGGTAGCGTGGTGGTTTCTTGATCTGGATGGTCTGACCTGGCGCGTAGCCGCGGCTCATGTTGGAATTGAATTCCACTTCATAGTCGCGGTTCACGTTGGCCGAGAAGGTCAGCATGTTTTTCAGGATCGCCAGGGATTCCTTGGCGACGATGGTGCAAGTTGCGAGTTGGTTGGCCATTTCGGGCTCCTATATTGTTGGTCAGATGTATTTGGCCCCCTGTCCACGGCGCCATGCGGTGTATTCCTCCATGGTCATCTTGGACGGATCAGTGTTTGGGGGCGCGGCGCCCATGTCGGTCGTTGCGGCCGGCGGTGGAGCGCTGGTGGTGCGTGCGACAGGTGCAGGTGGCGCGGAAGGTGAACCGGATGCCTTGGCGGCAGCGGTGGCCTCGAGCGCGCCCAAAGCCATATACATCTGCGCAGCCGGAAGGCTGGCGATGCGCTGGGCTTCGGCAGGATTCTTTGCCAATTCGTACACGATGTCAGGGCCGTGAGCGCTGCTTTTCAGGGCGGCCTGCATTTCGTGCGTGATCTGGATTTCAGCCTTGCTCACGACGTCTACAAAGTCCGGAATGCGGGTAACAGCTTCCCGCACGCGTTCGTTATAGGTGGCGTCCGTGGTGCTGTCGGCGTCCTGCTGGTAGCGATTGGCGGCTTCCTTGGCTTGCTCGGCTGTGGCCTGGCGTGCAGCTTCCGTGATCTGGTGCTGACGCAGGGCGGCCTCGTAGTCGTCGTCCGAGGCGAATTCATGAGCTTGGGGCGCGGCGCCAGCTTTGTAGCTTTCCGCGATAGAGCGCCAACGGGCTGCCTCACGTTCGGCAGCGTAGCGCGCATGGGTCAATTCATCAATACGCTTCTGGATCTTCGGCTTGAACCGGCCCGCTTCGTCGCGGTCCTGCTCGGATTCGCCTTTCGCTTGCTCCTGTTGCTTGCCTTGGTCGCCGTCTTTGCCTTCCGTGGTGTTGCTGGTGTCGGCTTGGCCCTGCGCAGCATTGGCTTGTTCCCCGACTGGCGGGGTTGCTGTTTGCTGTGGTGCAGCGGCCGCGCCGGCTGGTGCGGTGGCTGTGTCGATTACTTCGGCTTGAATATCGTTTGGCATGGTCATCCCAAGAATTTAAGAACCCGGCGTCTCGCCGGTAGGGCCAGTGGCGCCTGATTCCGATGCTTGGCTATCATCGGGGCGAGAACCTTCTGTTTCTGCTGCTTTGACTGCCAGGGCTGGAGGTGGTTGCAGTTTCTGCACGAGCAACTGGATATAGCCCTTGATTTCCTCTGCGTCAGCCTTGCCCTGTGCATTGATGCGTGCAACCTCTTCGCGGCTTTCGGCATCGATGCGGGCCTTCTCAAGCCCGCTGTTGGCCTCTTGCAGTTGCTGCTGCAATTGCTCGACCATCTGGTCGTAGTTCTGGAGCGCTTGCTCGACTTCTGGCGGCAGTGGCGGCGGTCCGGATGGCTGTCCGTCTTCGCCTTCGTCTCCGGCGGTGATGTTTGGCGGGATCGATGCCTTGAGGCGGCGCGCAATCTTGTCGGCGCCCTGCCAGTCCATGTTTTCCACGGCGATATCGCCGGCAACGTCCCAAAGCTTCGGCCAGGACTTGCCAAGCTCAACCATGGAGGCGCGGGTTTCTTCGCGCTGGGTGGCGTAGCTCGGACCAGCGTCGAACGTAATCCCATAGCTGCCAATGGTCATGTCGTTCAGGATCTTCTGCACCTGGGTGACAGGGTCAATGACTGGCGCGCCGGATTCATCCACGGCAGGCTGGTTGATGGCTACGGCTTCCACATCGCCGTTTTCGCGCATGATTTCCACCACGCGGGCGGCGTCGTAGTAATGCGGGATCATATCGGCCAGGCAGCGGCCACAATGACGGATCGAGCGGCGCAGGTTGTCGATGAAGTGGAAATTCGCCATGTCGCCCTGGCGCTGCTGCTCACGCTCCTGAATACCGCTGGTAGCGTTGCCGCGCGCGCCAATGCTGGAGTCGAACAGGCCAGTAACCGCCTTGATGTTGTCGGCGGCATGGAGAGCCATTTGCAGAACGCCAACAGGCACATCAGCCATTGGTGAGCGCATAGGAGGCGGTGCCAGCGTGCCGTTGATTTCGACAGGCTTGTATTCCAGATAAGCATGGCTCTGCTTGTTCGCAGTCTTCCACTTGTTCTCGTGGCCCTCGAACTGCCCCTCGGCGCCAATGAATGGCGTTTTGGGACGCAACGACACTTCCTCGGTCGCGCTGGTCATCCAGAAGTTGTACATCTGCGCCGGGTCTTTGGCGTCACGAATGATGCCCTTGCGGATAACCTTGCCCTCGATGTCGATTTCATCGCCCCATACAGGGAAGACAGGGATCCACTTGCACATGATTTCAGTGCGATCGATGACGGCGCCGGCACATGCCTTGCACCACATCAGTTGTGGAATCTGCGTCTTGCGGGTGGCCTTGATAACGACGCCTTCTGGCGGCTGCTCGGTGACCGTGGTTCCGTCGCCCAGCAGGTACAGGGTCGCATCCTTGTACTTGAAGTAGTAGTACTCCACGATCCTGACCATGCGATCTGTCATCCACCCCGGCTGAACCTGGGTGCCGATGGCGGTCAGCGCGGTGTTGCAGGCCTCCAGTTTGCCAGGGTACTTGCGCTTGAATTCCTCCTTGGCCATGTCGGACACGATGACGCAGCGCTTTGCGTCGGAGCCGTCTGCTTCCACGCTGGCCGGGTCGAAGTACACCTTGAGCGCATCGCGGATACGCTGGAACTTGATGACTTGGTTGAAGCTGGTCGCGCTCTCATACTCGGTTACCAGGCGCCAGAAGCCGAAGCCAATCGCTGCTGCACTGTTCACGGCCGTGTCATAGGCAACGTCGGCATTGCTGGAGTCCTCAATGCGGCGGATCATGCCTTGGTAAATCTCGGCGCCCTTCTTGTCTGCACCGCTTCCGACTGGGTGCACCTGAATGCCAACTTGATCCTGGCGCTGGTCATTGGTGACTTGGTGCAGGTAGGTTGGAAGGCGGTTGAAGGTCAGGCATGGGCGCTGATCCAGCTGCCGCATGCGCTTCATCTGCTCTGGCCATTGGTCGCCAGCCAGGAATTTCAGATCGGCCAAGGCTTCGGTGCGGTTACCACTCTCGGCAGCAATGGCGCCATCCGTGAACTCACGGATTTCCTTTAGCAGGTCGTCGTCGTTATTGCTGGTGCTCATGCGTGGCAGCCCATTGTTGCGCCGCAGTAAGCGGCAGTCGGATCAGGATGACTTTTGGCGCGTCTTGGAGGGTGGTGAAGCCGTGCTTGCGCTTGTACCAGTCGGTGAGCTGTTCGGTTGTCAAGCCGTCTCGTCCGAATGCCTCGGGCATGAGCAGAAGTAGCTTATTAGCCTGATCGGCTTGGTAGCAAACTTCGTGCATCAAGGAATTTGCGCAATTATTACCCCTTTCCTCTGGTAAAGTAAAGAGGTTCGATATTTCAAGCACTCGATCCCTGTCGGCAATCGGCACAATCCCCGAGTAGCTCAGGTCAAGACTGGCGCCACCGAGTTCGATGCGGCCGGGCTTTAGCTCATCCATGAGCCTTCTCCTTGGTAATAGTCCTCTTCTTGCTCTTGCGCCTCTTTCTTTGGCGGCTTGGTCAGGGCTGGGAACAGTTCGGCCAGCCCCCAGATGTGCGCATCAGCACGGTTTGGCGACTTGGCGCCGGTATAGCCTGATGTTGAGAATGCGCATAGTTCATCCTCAAGCTTAGGGAACAAGCCAACATGGCGCACCTTGCCTTGAGGATACAGAACGCTGAACGGCTCCGCACGTTGGGCCTTGCCTCGGCTGGCCGTGACCATGCGGAAGTTGACACGCATGCCGAGTTTTGATGCAGCTGCCTGAACGACGAATTTGACCATGCCGCCGCCAAAGTTGGTTTCGCCAACAATGGCATCAGCGTTATGGCGCTTGTAGGCCTGAACTGCAGTACTACCCCAAACAGTCGGGCCAGCCTTGATCGTCAGATCTTCCAGCAGGTAGGCATTGCCGTCAGAGCCAAGCCCGGTGACGGTAATACCCACTTCGTCGTTGTCGGCATTCTGCGCATCGTCACTGGCGCCGCTCGGGTCAACAGTCACGACCACGCGCACCAGGGTTGGCACTTCTTCCGGCTCCGCGCGCCAGCGGTCAATGTCGGCTTCGTCAAACAGGGCGTTTGGCGTAGCCTCTGCGAACTCGCCACGCTCGAAACGCCGTTTCATGCGCTCCGACAGACCGCTCAATGTCTCGAGATATTCTGGTGACAGGTTCTCCGCGTTGTCGCGCGGGTTCATCAGGAAACTGTCGTAGTTGCCCGGGTTTTTCAGTGGCTGCTTGGTTTCCGGGTCCAGCTTCTGCTTGAACACCTTGAACGTCCAATGCATCTTGCTCGGCGGGTTGCAGTCGAACAGGAAGCGCAGCTTAAGCGGCCTCTCGACGCCGTTGATAACCTGCATGCAACGCTGAGCCAGGCGCGTCAACAGGATCTGCACGCCAGCCCATTGAATCTGGCTGCACTCGTTCGCGTAAATAGTGGCGAACTCCATGCCCAGCACCTTCTCCATGCG